ATGACGGATACAATCATCGGGGTGGATCTGGCAAAGCGTGTTTTCCAGGTTCACGGGACGTCGGCAGCAGGAGAGGTGAAGTGCCGTAAGAAGCTGTCACGGGCGCAATTCCGAGCCTTCATGACCGCGCAACCAGCTGCTTTGGTTGTGTTCGAGGCCTGCGGAAGCGCCAGCTACTGGGCCCGAGAGATGGAAGCGCTCGGTCACGAAGTGAAGCTGATCGCGCCACAATATGTGCGCCCCTTCGTCAAGCGCCAGAAAAATGATGCAGCTGATGCCGAGGCCATCGTGATCGCCGCGCGCCAGCCCGAGATGCGGTTCGTGGCGCCGAAGACGGCGGACCAGCAGGCGAAGGCAGTGCTGTTTCGGGGACGTGAGCGGCTCGTCCATCAGCGCACGGAGCTCGTGAACGCGCTGCGGGCTATTCTCTACGAATACGGCCAAGCATTCCCGACCGGCCTTGTTCATCTGAAGCGAATGGAGGCGCTGGTGGATGATCCCGGCTCCGACCTGCCTTCGCTGATTATTGAGGAATGCCAAGACTTGCTGGCGCAGATTGCAGAGAAGACGGAAAGGATCGACGCAAAGACTAAGAGCATGAAGGCGCTCGCAGCCGAGACGGACACGGCGCGTCGACTGCAAACGATGCCGGGGCTTGGGCCTCTGACGGCGCTGGCAGTCGAGGCCTTCGCGCCCGACATGGCACAGTTCAAGTGTGGCCGAGACTTTGCAGCTTGGCTCGGCCTCGTGCCACGGCAGCACTCTTCGGGCGGCAAGGAGCGTCTCGGCCGGATATCGAAGGCCGGTCAGAGCGACATCCGGCGGCTTCTGATCATCGGTGCAATGTCGCGCTTGACCTGGCTCGGGCGCCGATCGATTCCAGAAGGCTCGTGGCTCACGAGGATGCTGGCACGAAAGCCGAAAATGTTGGTCGCAATTGCACTGGCGAACAAGATGGCGCGGCAACTCTGGGCGATGCTGTCGAAGAATGAGGATTACCGAGATCCGGCGCTGACGGCGGCGACATGAATATCATGTCGTAGTCACCCAGTGTCGGTGCCAAGGGGGTGTGAGAAGTCGACGACCTGAATGGGCGCATTGATCGAACAGATCTGGATCGGGAAAACCAGGAGAACCCTGTGAGCAGCAAGCTCGTTTTGCAGATATGGACCCGTTCCGCAGATCACCATATCGGCCAGCGGCTTCTGATAGCGCCGCATTGAAAGGCCTTACAGAAGACCGCATTCGATCACACGACTATAAGGTCAAAAGCTACTTGCACGATGGGCGGCAACCACAGAAGGGTTCTGGACCAAAACCTACCAAATCCTGCAGTTCCACGATACCCCGAAATGCACTTCAGAGAACAAAATCAATGCGTTAGGAGTTGTTCAGGCCGGACTAATTCTTGACCCGGCGAACGGTCCATGGCATCTCTTTAGGCACGCTGGAAGACATGGGTAAACGGCCCGGGGTATCGCCCCTTGGGTCGTTTTTTTGTGCCCCAGACAGGGGCCATTTCCATTGCATCCCATGTGCTGCTCGTGACCGGGGATTTTCGGACGCGAGGACATTAGATGACCGATACATTTAACGAGAGTGATGCGTTGGCCTATGCGGACCGGGCGGTGGCGCAGGCCTACAAGGCGTTGGAAACGGCGGTCGAGCTTCTGGAGAGGACGCTTGATACCGCGCGTGCGGCGCAAACTTGCGATGAAACCGATGTGGTCAAGGATGTCAGGGCGGTTGGCGCTGCCTTTTCCCTGGCCATTCAGCAGGAGGCAAAAGCCCGTGACGCAGGAAGCCAGAGATACGGGCGGCGTGGGGGCGGGGTGCTCGACCTCGATGCAGCGCGTGACGAAATCGGCCGCAGGTTGGCTCGCCTGCGCGCCGCCGGAGATGGTGAAGACCTTTCTGGAGGAGCTGAGTGACGAGACGCTGGCGGCGCTGCCCTACCTGTTCGAGGTCTGGGCCCTGCCGCATCAACTGCCGCCCGAGGGGGATTGGACCAGTTGGGTCATCCTAGGCGGGCGGGGGGCCGGCAAGACGCGGGCCGGCGCCGAATGGGTGCGACAGGTGGTCGAAGGGCCGACGCCGGATGCGCCGGGACGGGCACGGCGGGTGGCGCTGGTGGGCGAGACCTACGACCAGGCGCTGGCGGTGATGGTGAAGGGAGAGAGCGGGCTGATCGCCTGCTCTCCGCCCGACCGCTGCCCGCGCTGGATCGCGGGGGAGCGGCGGCTGGAATGGCCCAACGGGGCGGAGGCGCGGGTGTTTTCGGCGCATGACCCGGAGGCTTTGCGGGGGCCGCAGTTCGATGCAGCCTGGGCCGACGAGCTGGCGAAATGGCCGAAGGGTCAGGAGACCTGGGACATGCTGCAATTCGGGCTACGACTGGGCGATCATCCGCAGCAGGTGGTGACGACGACGCCGCGTAACGTGGCTGTGCTCAAGGCGCTGTTGGGGCGTGACAGCACGGTGGTGACGCAAGCCGCGACGGAGGCGAACCGGGCCTACCTGGCGCCGAGTTTCCTGCGCGAGGTGCGGGCACGCTACGGGCAGACGCGGCTGGGACGGCAGGAACTGGATGGCGAATTGCTGGAGGATGCCGAGGACGCGCTGTGGACGCGGGCGCGGATCGACGGGCTGCGGGTGGACCGGGTGCCGGAAGGCGCGCGGGTGATCGTGGCGGTCGATCCGCCGGTGACGGGGCACGCAGGCTCGGACGCTTGCGGGATCGTGGTGCTGGCCGTCGTGGAACAGGGATCGCCGCATGACTGGACGGCCGTGGTTCTGGAGGATGCGAGCGTGCAGGCGGCAAGCCCCAAGGAATGGGCCGAGGCGGCGGCGGCGGCGTATCATCGGCATGGTGCAGCGCGGATGGTGGCCGAGGTGAACCAGGGCGGGGACCTGGTGACGACGCTGATGCGGCAGGTTGATCCGCATGTGAATGTGCGCGGCGTTCGCGCCTCGGTCGGCAAGACGGCGCGGGCGGAACCGGTTGCGGCGCTGTATGAACAGGGGCGCGTGCGGCACCTGGGGGTGCTGGCCGCGCTGGAAGACGAGATGTGCCTGATGAGCCTGAGGGGCTATGCGGGCACGGGCAGCCCGGACCGCGTCGATGCGCTGGTCTGGGCGGTGACCGAGGGGCTTTTGGTGCCCGGGGCGCGGGCGTTGAGCCCGCAGATCCGGCGCCTCTGAGCTTGGACTTACAGACAGATCCGCGCGTCCATGGGCGCGTGGGCAAACGCCCCGGCGGGGCGAGGACGGGCGCCCGCAGGGCTGCGCGACCCGTTTTCATGTATCACTTGAGGAGAGAGGCGCATGGTATTGGACTTCTTGCGAAAAGCCCCGGAGCAGGTGCCGGGGCGCAAGGCCTCGGCCAGCGCGCGGATCGCGGTTTGGGGCACGGCGGGCCGCGTTGCGTGGAGCCCGCGGGACATCGTGTCGCTGACGCGGAACGGGTTTCAGGGCAACCCGGTGGGGTTTCGCGCGGTCAAGCTGATCGCCGAGGCGGCGGCGGCGCTGCCGGTGCTGTGCCAGGACGCCAGCCGCCGCTACGAGGCACATCCGCTGCTGCGGCTGTTGGGGCGACCGAACCAGGCGCAGGGGCGCGCCGACCTGATGGAGGCCGCCTATGCGCAGCTGATGCTGTCGGGCAATGCCTATCTGGAGGCGGTGCCGACCGTGGATGGCGGGCTGGTCGAACTGCATGTGCTGCGGTCGGACCGGATGAGCCTTGTGCCGGGCAGCGACGGCTGGCCGATGGCTTATGACTATGTCGTGGGTGCGAAAAAGCACCGCTACGCGCCTGATCTGATTTGCCATATCAAGACGTTCCACCCGCAGGATGACCATTACGGCCTGGCGCCGCTGCAGGCGGCGGCAACGGCGCTGGATGTGCATAACGCGGCCTCGCGCTGGTCGAAGGCGCTGCTCGACAACGCGGCGCGCCCTTCGGGCGCGATCGTCTATCGCGGGGTCGATGGCAGTGGAACGATGAGCCAGGACCAGTTCACGCGGCTGCAGGACGAGTTGGAGACCCATCATCAAGGCGCGCGCAATGCCGGGCGGCCGATGCTGCTGGAAGGGGGGCTGGACTGGAAGCCGATGGGGTTCAGCCCCAGCGACATGGAGTTCCAGAAGACCAAGGAGGCGGCGGCGCGCGATATCGCGCTGGCCTTTGGCGTGCCGCCAATGCTGCTGGGCATCCCGGGCGACGCGACCTACGCCAATTACGCCGAGGCGAACCGGGCGTTTTACAGGCTGACGGTGCTGCCTTTGGCGCAGAAGGTGCTGGCGCAGATGGCGCATTGGCTGGGCGGGCTGACGGGCGATGTTATCGAGCTGACGCCCGACCTGGACCAGGTGCCGGCGCTGTCGGCCGAGCGCGAGGCGCAGTGGCGGCGCGTGGCCGAGGCCGAGTTTCTGACCGAGGGCGAAAAGCGGCGGATGCTGGGCCTGCCCGAGCGGCCGGAGGGCGCATGAGTGACCGGGGCACCGGGGGGTCGCGGTATCTTTATGCGCCGTTCGACGCGGCCAATGCCCGGATCGAGGCCAATGAGCGGGTGCAGGACGAGCGCTGGCAGGCGCTGAGTTTCCGGCTCGAGGGAATCGAGGCGGCGCTGGACCGGCTGGAGCGGCGGCTGTGGCTGGCGGTCTTCGGCGTCGTTTCGGTGATCCTCGCGCAGGGGGTCAACGAGCTGATCCAGATCACTGGGGCGGGATAGGAGCATGACATGAAAGATTTTTTGCCGGCCGGGCTGGAGACGAAATTCGTCCGGTTCGATGCCGAGGAGCTGACGGTGACCAAGGGTCGCGAGATCGCCGGCTATGCGAGCCTTTTCGGAGCCTGCGACCAGCGTGGCGACGTCGTCGAGAAGGGCGCCTATGCAGCCAGCCTGACGCGGCTGGCTAGCGCGGGGCGGCGGGTCAAGATGCTGTGGCAACATGATCCGACGGAGCCGATCGGCATCTGGGACGAGGTGCGCGAGGACGCGCGCGGGCTGTTCGTGAAAGGCCGTTTGTTGAGGGAGGTCGCCCGGGCGCGGGAAGCGGCGGCGCTGATCGAGGCGGGCGCGATCGACGGGCTGAGCATCGGCTATCGCACGTTGAGGGCGACGAAGGATGGGCAGGGGCGCAGGCTCCTGTCGGAGGTGGAGCTTTGGGAGGTGTCGCTGGTGACCTTTCCGATGCTGCCCGAAGCGCGGGTCAACGCCGCCGCGGAGGCCCGCGAGGCCAAGGCAGGTGCCGATCTGCGCGACCTGGCGCAGGCGTTCGAGAACGCCCGCCGCAAGCTGGCGGCGCGCAAGCCCCGCTGACCCCAATCTGCATGACACAAGAAGGTGACGGAGATGACCGAGACCCGATCCGGGGCGGCGGAAGAGCCCCGTGGGCCGCAGGGCCCGATGGTTGACGTGACGGAGGCCCTGGGCGGGTTCCTGAGCGAATTCAGCCAGTTCCAGGACGATATCAACGTGAAGTTTCACAAGCAGGAAGAGCGTATTGCCATGCTGACCACCAAGACCATGACCCATGCCCGTCCGGCCCTGTCGGCGGAGATCGACCGCGGGGCGCCGCACAAGAAGGCACTGGCCACCTATCTGCGCAATGGCGACGATGACGGGCTGCGCGGCCTTGAGCTGGAGCAGAAGGGAATGAGCTCGGCGATGAATGCCGAGGGCGGATACCTTGTTGATCCGCAGACCGCCGAGGCGATCCAGTCGGTGCTCCGGTCGTCCTCGAGCCTGCGGGCGGTGGCCAATGTGGTGCAGGTCGAGGCCACGAGCTTTGACGTGCTGATCGACACCACCGATACCGGCGCGGGCTGGGCCGACGAGGTGACCGACACCAGCGAGACCGCCACGCCGCAGATCGAGCGCATCTCGATCCCGCTGCATGAGCTGTCGGCGATGCCGAAGGCGTCTCAGCGCCTGCTGGACGACGCGGCCTTTGACATCGAGGGCTGGCTGGCGGGCCGCATCGCCGACAAGTTCATCCGCGCCGAGGCGGCGGCGTTCATCACCGGGGACGGATCGGGCAAGCCCACGGGGCTGTTGAGCGGCTTTGCCGTGCCCAATTCCGGCTGGGCCTGGGGCGCGCTGGGCTATGTCGCCACCGGCACGGCCGGGGATTTCGACGCGATGAACCCGGCCGATGCGATTGTCGATCTGGTCTATGCGCTGGGGGCGCAATACCGGGCGAACGGCACCTTCGTGATGAATTCCAAGACCGCGGGCGCGGTGCGAAAGATGAAGGACGCCGATGGCCGCTTCCTGTGGTCCGACGGGCTGGCGGCGGCGGAGCCAGCGCGGCTGATGGGCTACCCGGTGCTGATCGCCGAGGACATGCCCGATATCGCGGTCGATGCCACGGCCATCGCCTTTGGTGATTTCCGGGCCGGCTACACGATTGCCGAGCGTCCCGAGCTGCGTGTGCTGCGCGACCCGTTCAGCGCCAAGCCGCATGTCCTGTTCTACGCAACCAAGCGGGTCGGGGGCGCGGTGTCGGATTTCGCGGCGATCAAGCTGATGAAATTCGGCACCGCCTGATCCTCAGGTGAGCGGACCGACAGAACCCCGCCCCGCGCCGGTGACGGTTGCGGGGCGGGCGGGGCGGTGAGCCGTGCGCGATCCAGCTGCGCGTCTCTCCGCTCGAGCAGCGCGGACGGGGCACCGTCCCACACCAGATGATGGCAGGTTTTTCGGAGAAAGCGACGATGATGATGGTCGAATTGACCTCGGTGCCCAGCGCGGGCTTGCCGGTTGGCGAGCTGGCGGATCATTTGAGGCTTGCCCGCGGCTTTAGCGATGATGGGAGCCAGGATGGGCAGCTTGAGGCCTGCCTGCGGGCGGCCCTGTCAGCAATCGAGGCTCGGATCGGCAAGGCACTGTTCGAGCGACGCTTTGCGATGACGCTGATGGCCTGGCATGGGCGTGAGACGCATGTGTTGCCAATCGCGCCGGTGCGCCGGATCGACAGCCTGAAGGTCATCACGCGGGCCGGGGCAGAGACGCTGGTGGATACAGCTGTCTACACGCTGCGGCAGGATCTGCATCGCCCGGTGCTGGCTGCCACTGGTTCGGCTTTGCCCACACCCAGCCAGGGCGGGACGATCGAGGTGGAGTTCACCGCCGGTCATGCCGCGGACTGGCCGGGCATCCCGGCAGATTTGCGGCAAGCGGTCTTGATCCTGGCCGGTGAGTTCTGGGCGCAGAACATGGATGCGGAGACGGGCATCCCGTTCTCCGTGTCCGTGCTGCTGGAGCCGCACAGGCCGGTGCGGCTGCGGGGGGCGGGGGCATGAGCGTGCCCGAGATGAACCGCCGCCTGCTGCTGGAGGCGCCTGAGCGGGTGGCCGATGGCGCGGGCGGTTTCAGTGAGGTTTGGGGCGCGCGCGGGCATGTCTGGGCGGCGGTCGAGATGCGCGGGGCCGGCCGCGAGGTCGATCAGGCGGCGCGCTTGCAGGTGAAGATCACGATGCGCGCGGTTCCCCAGGGTGGCGAGGCGCGGCCCGATGCGTCGATGCGGTTTCGCGATGGTGCGCGGGTCTACCGGATCGAGGCGGTGCATGAGGGTGACCCCTTGGGCCGAACCCTGATCTGCTTCGCGGTCGAGGAGGTGGGGCGATGAGCTATGGCATCACGGCGGCGTTGCAGGCTGCCGTTTATGGCGCGTTGAGCGGCGACGCGGCGGTCACGACCCTGTCGGGGGGCGCCATTTACGATGCCCTGCCGCCGGGGCCGGTGCCGCCGCTTTACGCCATGCTGGGGCCCGAAAGGGTGCGCGATGCGTCTGACAAGACGGGCGCAGGCGCGGTGCATGATTTCGCGGTGACGGTGGTCAGCGAGGCGGCAGGGTTCGCAAGCGCCAAGGCGCTGGCCGCGGCGATTTCGGATGCCTTGGCCGGGGCAGACGTGTCGCTGACGCGCGGGCGGCTGGTGCGCATGGGATTCCTGCGGGCGCGGGCCCGGCGGATCAATGGTGGACGCGAGATAGAGCTGTGGTTTCGCGCCATTGTGGATGAAGACGCCTGAGCGTCATCCGGCAACATTCTGACAATATTGGAGAACGGCATGGCAGCGCAAAGCGGCAAGGACCTTTTGGTGAAGGTCGACATGGATGGAAACGGGGTGTTCGAGACGGTGGCGGGCCTTCGCGCGACGCGGCTGAGTTTTAACGCCGAGCAGGTGGATGTGACGAGCCTGGAATCGGCAGGTGGCTGGCGCGAGTTGCTGGGCGGCGGCGGGGTGAAATCGGCGGCGATTTCCGGCTCGGGCATCTTTCGCGATGCGGCAACGGATGAGCGTGCGCGGCAGATCTTTTTCGATGGGGCGACGCCGGATTTCCAGGTCGTCATCCCGGATTTCGGCATCGTGGAGGGCGCGTTCCAGATCACGTCCATCGACTACGCAGGCAACCATGACGGCGAGGCGACCTACGAGATGTCGATGGCTTCGGCCGGTGCGCTGACCTTTACGGCGATCTGAGGCATGGCCAACCCCTGGGCGGGCGAGGTTGTGCTGGTCGTTGACGGTGAACGGCGGGTTGCGAAGCTGACGCTTGGGGCGCTGGCCGAGCTTGAGGCGCGGCTGGAGGCCGAGAGCCTAGCCGACATGGTCGCGCGGTTCGAGGGCGAGGCCTTGCGGGCGCGCGATGTGCTGATGTTGGTCTGCGCGGGGCTGAGGGGCGGCGGCTGGCGGGGCGACCTGCCGGACCTGTTAAGCGCCGAGATCGAGGGTGGCCCGCTGGAGGCGGCGCGGGTGGCAGCACAGTTGCTGGCGCTGGCGTTCAGGGTGCCGGGATGAGCGGGGCGGGGTTCGACTGGCCCGCCCTGATGCGGGCGGGATTGCAGGGGTTGGGGCTGTCGCCTGACGCCTTCTGGCGGCTGACGCCCGCGGAATTGCTGATGATGCTGGGCGATGCGCCGGGCGCGGCCCCGATGGGGCGCGCCCGGCTGGAGGCGCTTGCCGCCCGGTTCCCCGATGTGACGGACAAGGAGGGTGACGATGGCCGAGATGGATGACGATATGGCGGCGCTGGATGCGCAGATCGCGGAGCTGGAAGTGAGCCTTGCCGGTGCCACGAGCATGACCGCGGCCTTTCAGGCAGAGCTGCGCGGGATGCAGGACACGATGCTGTATACCGGGCGCGAGGTGCAGGGGATGAGCCGGGCGATCGGCGGGGGTCTGAGGCGCGCCTTCGACGGGGTGGTCTTCGACGGGATGCGCCTGTCTGATGCGTTGAGGACGGTGGCGCGCAGCATGGTGGATGCCGCCTACACCACCGCGATGCGGCCGGTGCAGAACGCGCTCGGCTCGGTGATCTCGAATGGAATCAATGGATTGGTGAGTGGCATCCTGCCCTTTCAGAAGGGCGGCGCGATCTCTCAGGGGCGCGTGATGCCATTTGCCAGGGGCGGGGTCGTGCAGGGGCCGACCTCGTTTCCGATGCGGGGCGGCATGGGGCTGATGGGCGAGGCGGGACCCGAGGCGATCATGCCGCTCCGCCGTGGGCCGGACGGGCGACTGGGGGTCGCGGCGGCCGGGGGAAACGGCCCTGTGCAGGTGGTGATGAATATCACGACGCCTGATGTGCAGGGGTTTCAGCGCAGCCAAAGCCAGATCGCGGCGCAGATGGGCCGGGCGCTGGCGCGCGGCCAACGCAATCGCTGAAGGGGCAAGATCATGGGATTTCACGAGGTTCGGTTTCCGGCCAACCTGAGCTTTGGCTCGACGGGCGGCCCCGAACGGCGCACCGAGGTGGTGGCGCTGACCAACGGGTTCGAGGAGCGCAACACGCCCTGGGCGCAATCGCGCCGGCGCTATGACGCGGGGGTGTCGTTACGTTCGCTCGACGATATTGCTGTGCTGATCGCGTTTTTCGAGGCGCGGCGAGGACAACTGCACGGGTTCCGGTGGAAGGACTGGTCTGACTACAAGAGCTGTGCGCCCTCGGCCACGCCCGCGTTCCGAGACCAGCAGATCGCCGTGGCCGATGGGATTGCGACGGTCTTTCCTCTGACCAAGACCTACACCTCGGGCGGGCATTCCTATGTCCGGCCCATCGCCAAGCCGGTCGAAGGCACGGTTCTGGTTGGGATTTCCACCGATGAACAGGTTCTGGGCGTCAATTTCGATCTGGATCTGGCTGCTGGCACCGTTGCGTTCGCCGAGCCGCCCGATGCAGGTGAGGTCATCACGGCAGGTTACGAATTCGACGTGCCGGTGCGGTTCGACACGGACGTGATCCAGACCTCGGTCGCCAGTTTTCAGGCGGGAGAGGTTCCGAACGTGCCGGTGGTGGAGATCCGGCTGTGAGCGGGGTCTCTGCGCTGGATGCGCATCTGGCCAGTGGCACGACGGGTGTGTGCCGCTGCTGGAAACTCGTCCGTAAAGATGGTGTCACCTTTGGCTTCACGGATCATGATCGGGCGCTGGCATTCGATGGGGTGACCTTCAAGCCCGAAACCGGGCTGACGGCGTCGGCCCTGATGCAGACCACGGGCCTGTCGGTGGACAATACCGAGGCGGTGGGCGCATTGTCGGATGCCGCGATCTCGGAGGTGGATATCGTTGCGGGCCGCTACGATGGCGCGGCGATCGAGGCGTGGCTGGTGCAATGGGATCAGCCGGAAAATCGCGTGTTGCAGTTTCGCGGGACGCTGGGCGATCTGACGCGTGCCAATGGCGCCTTTACGGCCGAGTTGCGCGGATTGGCCGAGCGGATGAACGTGCCCACCGGCCGTGTCTATCAGCGCAGTTGCGCGGCGGTGCTGGGGGATGATGCGTGCCGGTTCGATCTCGAAACGCCGGGATACTGGACGGAAGCGGCCATTGCGGCGGTCGAGGGGGACCGGGTGCTTCGCCTTGAGGGGCTGGACGGCTTCGAGGCGCGCTGGTTCGAGCGCGGGCGCTGCGAGGTGCTGGATGGCGCGGCGGCGGGGCTGGTGGGTGCGATCAAGATCGACCGGCCCGAGAGCGTTCTGCGTCGGGTGGAGCTGTGGGACCGAATGCGGGCGGGGATCGCCGTGGGCGACCGGGTCAAGCTGACCGCCGGCTGCGACAAGCGGATGGAAACCTGCCGGCTGAAATTCGTGAACCTTCTGAATTTTCAAGGCTTTCCTGATATCCCAAGTGAGGATTGGATGGTCGCTCACCCCTCGCGACTGTCGGCGCGGGACGGGGGAAGCCGCCGATGAGCGGGATCGTTCAGGCCGCGCGCGGCTGGATCGGGACGCCCTATGTGCATCAGGCGAGTTGTCGGGGCGCGGGGTGTGATTGCCTCGGGCTGTTGCGGGGCGTCTGGCGCGAGGTTCATGGGGCGGAACCGGAGCCTGTGCCGGCCTACACCGCCGATTGGTCCGAACCATCGGGTGAAGAGCGCCTCTGGGCGGCGGCCGCGCGTCATCTGCGCGAGAAGCCACTGGCCTGCGCCGTGCCGGGCGACGTGCTGCTGTTTCGCATGCGCGACGGCGGGGTGGCGAAACATGTGGGGGTGCAGGCCGCGACCGGCCCCGCGGCCACATTCATCCACGCCTATTCGGGGCGTGGCGTGGTGGAAAGCGCGCTGACGCCCCCTTGGGTGCGGCGCCTGGTGGCGCGGTTCGCGTTTCCGGAAAGGATGTGACAGCATGGCGACGATCCTTCTGTCGGCCGCGGGCGCGGCCATTGGCGGGCTGAGCTCGGGGACGGTGCTGGGCCTGACGGGCGCGGTGGTGGGCCGCGCGGTGGGGGCCACGCTGGGGCGCGTGATCGACCAGCAATTGCTGGGCACGGGATCGGACCCGGTGGAACGTGGCCGGATCGACCGCTTCCGCATCACCGGGGCGGGCGAGGGGGCGCCGGTGGCGCAGCTGTTCGGGCGCATGCGGCTGGGCGGGCAGGTGATCTGGGCGACGCAATTCGTCGAGACCTCGACCACCAGCGGCGGCGGCAAGGGCGCGCCGCGCCAGCCGCGCACAACGACCTATGCCTATTCCGTCAGCCTTGCCCTCGCGCTGTGCGAGGGGACGATCCGCCGCGTGGGCCGGGTCTGGGCCGACGGGGTGGAACTGGACCTGAGCAGCGTCACCATGCGCGTCTATACCGGCACCGAGAACCAGATGCCCGACCCGCTGATGGAGGCGGTGGAGGGGGCAGGGCAGGTGCCCGCCTATCGCGGCACGGCCTATGTCGTGTTCGAGGATCTGGATCTGACACCCTATGGCAACCGGGTGCCGCAATTCGCCTTCGAGGTCACGCGCCCGGCGCAGCCTGCGCGCCCGATGCTGCCTGCGGCCGCCGATCTTGTGCGCGCGGTGGCGTTGATGCCGGGCACTGGCGAATACGTCCTGTCGACGCGGGCCATCACCTATCAGCAGGGCTTCGGCATCGGTGGGGCGCTGAACACCAGCGCCGCGGGCGGCGGGTCGGATTTCGTGCGCTCGCTGCAACAGATGCGCGATGTGCTGCCCAATCTGCGCTCGGTCAGCCTGATCTATTCGTGGTTCGGCGATGATCTGCGCGCGGGCGCGTGCCGTGTGAAACCCAAGGTCGAGGACAAGAGCCGCGACGGGGCCGAAATGCCCTGGACCGCGGGGGGCATCACGCGCGCCGAGGCCGAGGAATTGGCCCGTGTCGAGGATCGGCCGATCTATGGCGGCACGCCGGCAGATGGCTCCGTGATCGAAGCGATCGAGGCGATCCGCGCAGGCGGGCATGAGGTGATGGTCTATCCCTTCTTGCTGATGGAAATCCTGGCGGGGAACGGCCTGCCGGACCCCTGGGGTGTGTCGGCGGAACAGCCGCCCTTGCCGTGGCGCGGGCGGATCACCGGGGATCTGGCCCCCGGCCTGCCCGACAGCCCGGACGGAACGGCTGCCAACAAGGCGGCGGTCGATGCCTTTTTCGGCACGGTCACGGCGGCGGATTTCACCATCGTGGCGGGCCGTGTCACCTATACCGGCCCGGCCGAGTGGTCCTATTCCCGGTTCATCTTGCATGCCGCCGCGCTTTGCGCCGCCGCGGGGGGCGTCGATGCGTTCTGCATCGGCTCCGAGATGCGCGCGCTGACGCAGATGCGCGACGTGACAGGCTTTCCGGCCGTGCAGCGGTTGCGAGACCTCGCGGCAGAGGTGCGCAGCCTGCTGCCCGAAGCACAGCTCGGCTATGCTGCGGATTGGTCGGAATATTTCGGCTACCAGCCGCAAGACGGCTCGGGCGATGTATATTTCCACCTCGATCCGCTCTGGGCCGATGAGGCGATCGATTTCATCGGGATCGACAATTACATGCCGCTCAGCGATTGGCGCGACGGCAGCGACCATGCCGATGCGGGCTGGGGCACGATCTATGACCTGGACTACCTGCGCGGCAATATCGAGGGGGGTGAAGGGTATGACTGGTACTACCCCACCGCCGAGGCACGGGCCGCACAGCGCCGGGTGACGATCAGCCCCGGCAGCGATGGATGGCGGGCCTCGGACCCGGTCGAGACGGCGTTGCCGGGTCCTACCGGCGCCTTTGCCACGGCGGCGTCCGCGCGGGAGTCTGTGGCCGTGTTCCACGGCATGGTGCGCCTGCCGCAGGCGCCGGTGAACGCGGTGCTGTGGGAATGCGGCGGCGCAGGCGTAGGATCGTTGCTGGGCGTGCGCGACGCGGGCCAGACGCTGCGCCTGCGCGCGGGGCACGGCGGGCAGCCCAAGTCAGGGTCGGATGCCACGACCGCCGTGCTCGACCTGTCGGTCGCCGATCTGCCCTTCGATGGCAAGATGCATGAGGTGATGTGGGAATTGCTTCCCGCCGCGCCCGGCCGTGTCCGTCTGTGGATCGATGGCGTGTTGCTTGGCGCGGCCGAGACCACGGCCGGTGGTCCGTTGCAGGACACATCGTGGTCGGGCGGGGACCAGGGCGGGTGGTTGCAGGCCGCAGGGGGCATCACCGCCGGCGAACCGACCGACCCTTGGCCCAGCCCCGATGCCGGGCCCCTTTCGCGCTGTGAACAGGTCGTGCCCCCCTCAGGCGAGACCGAGGATTTCGTCTATCGCTACAAGGATATCCGCGGCTGGTGGCAGGCCGTGCATCACGACCGCAGGGGGGGTGTGCCGCTTCAGACGCCATCGCCCTGGGTGCCACGGTCCAAACCGATCCGCTTTACCGAGATCGGTTGCCCGGCGGTCGACAAGGGCACCAATGAGCCCAACAAGTTCTTCGATCCCAAAAGCTCGGAAAGCGCCCTGCCACGGTATTCCAGCGGGCGGCGCGATGACCTGATCCAGGCGCAATACCTGCGCGCGATCATGTCCCACTGGGAGGCCCCCGATCGCAACCCGGTCTCCGATATCTATGGCGGGCCGATGGTTCAGATGGACTATGCCCATGTCTGGGCCTGGGATGCGCGGCCCTGGCCGGCCTTTCCTAACGACGTCGAGCGCTGGTCGGATGGCGGCAACTGGCGCCTTGGTCACTGGATCACCGGCCGGATCGAGGGCGTGCCCCTGTCCCATGTGGTGGCGGAACTGTGCGAGGCTGCGGGTGTCACGGCCTACGACGTCACGGCCCTTCATGGCTTGGTGCGCGGTCACCTGTCGGGCGAGACCGAAAGCGCGCGGGCACGTCTTCAGGCGTTGATGCTGGCCTACGGGATGCAGGCGGTCGAACGGGAAGGGCGGCTGGTCTTTCAGCCCCTGCCGGGCCTGCCCGAGACGGTGATCGACGCCGACTGGACTGCGCTGCCCGAGGATGGGGCCGGTGGCCTGTCCGAGATCCGCGCCGCCGAGGCCGAGATCGCGGGCCGGGTGCGGGTGGGCTACACGGCTGCCGAAACCGCCTACGAGGCGCGCACGGCCGAGGCCGTCTTCCCCGCCGATGGCAGCGACGTGGTCACGGCGACGGATGTACCGCTGGCCCTGACCGGCCCCGAGGCGCGGGCGCTGGCCGAACGCTGGCTGGCTGAGGCGCGTGTGGCGCGCGACCAGCTGCGCTTTACCCTGCCACCCTCGCGCCGGGCGCTCGGGGCAGGGGCGATGGTGGCGCTTGCGGATGGATCGACCTGGCGCATCGACCGCGTCGAGGATCGCGGCGCGCGCAGCATCGAGGCGGTGCGCGTGGAACCCTCGGTGCTCGATCCGTCCGACGCGGTCGAGGACGTGGCGCCCGCCTCCGATTTCGTCGCGCCGGTTCCGGTCAGCCCGGTCTTTCTCGACCTGCCCCTGCTTGTGGGCGCCGAGGTTGCGCACGCGCCGCATCTGGCCGTCACCGCGACCCCCTGGCCCGGCACCGTCGCCGTCTACGAGGCGCCCGGTCCCGACGGGTTCACGCTCAACCGGCTGATGGAGCGGCGGGCGGTGATCGGCACGCTCGAGACGCCACTGGCGGCCGCGCAGCCGGGGCTTTGGGACCGCGCGGGGCCGGTCCGGGTGCGTCTGGCCAGCGGTCAGCTGTCCGCGGCCGAGATGGAGGCGGTGCTGAACGGCGTCAATCTGGCCGCGATCGGATCGGGCGATGACGGCGATTGGGAGGTGATCCAGTTCGCCGAGGCGGTGCTGGTGGGCGACAGCCTCTGGGAGATCGGGATGCGTCTGCGTGGTCAGCAGGGCAGCGATGGTGTCATGCCCGAGATCTGGCCGGAAGGCAGCCTGTTCGTGCTGCTCGACGGCGGGCCGGGGCAGATCGAGCTGGCGCAGGCCTCCCGCGGGCTGGCGCGGCACTACCGCATCGGCCCGGCCCGGCGCAGCGTCGATGACCCCAGCTATGTCGAGAAAATCCTCGCCTTCAAGGGCGCAGGCCTCAGGCCCTACGCCCCCGCCCATCTGCGCGCGCAGCCCGTGGCGGGCGATCTGGCGCTCTCGTGGATCCGCCGCACGCGCATCGACGGCGACAGCTGGGAAGGGATCGAGGTGCCGCTGGGTGAGGCCGTGGAAAGCTACCTGTTGCGCGCCAGCGACGCGGGTGGCGTCAAACGCGAGGTCACGCTCGGCGCACCAGCCTTCACTTACACCGGGGCAATGCAGGCCAGCGATGGCATCACAGCGCCCTTCACCATCGAGGTTGCCCAACTGTCCGACCGGTTCGGGCCGGGGCCCTTTGCAAGGATCGAGATCGATGACTGACACACCGCGCATGTCCCTGCCGCTGCTGGCGCCCGCACAGGCCCAGAAACATGTCACCGTGAACGAGGCGTTGGCCCGGCTCGACGCGCTGACCCATCTGACGCTCGTCTCGGCCAGCCAGACGACCCCGCCCGCCGCCGTGATCGAGGGCGATCTTTACGCCGTGCCGCCCGGCGGCGTGAATGCCTGGGCCGGGCAGGACGGCCAACTGGCCATCGCGGTGAACGGGGGCTGGGTTTTTGTCCCGCCGCGGCGGGGCTGGCGGGCCTTCGTGCTGGATCAGGGCCTGACCGCGATCTGGGATGGCGCCGACTGGCGCGCGGGCGCTGTCACGCTTGCCCCTTCGGGCGCAGGTATGGCCCTCAAGACGGTCGAGTTCGATGTCACTGTCACCAGCGGCGCCTCGGTCACCACCCCGGTCGTCATTCCGGCGCGCGCGCTGGTCTTCGGCGTTACGGGCCGGGTCACGGCCCCGCTTACCGGTGGGGCCACCTCCTGGGATCTGGGGATCGCGGGCGATCCGGGCCGCTTCGGCACCGGGTTAGGCACCAGCCTCAATTCCTGGGTCAACGGCCCCGCCGCGCCAATCGTCTACTGGTCGCCCACCGCGCTTGAGATCACCGCACAGGGCGGCAGTTTCACCGGCGGCACCCTGCGTCTGGCCGTGTCCTATGCCGCGCTTTCGCTGCCCGACCCGGTCTGAGCTTTCCCCGGCGCCGCCCCTTCCGTCATGGACCGGTCGGCCTATCTGGGGTAAATCAGACGCAGCGCGACCGGAGGGCAAGGCG